GATGTTCTTTCTTACCTTGAGAATCAAATAGTCTAGTAAGAATGATTGGATCGAACGTATTACTACGAGACCACCAGTGCTTAACACCTGCATCTATAATATAGTTGTGGAAGTCTTTTACGAATTGCTCAACCGTAAGATCATTTGCATGAGGCTTGATTTTAGCTTTTACATTTTTAGGTTGTGATTGCCAGAACTCGATTACACTGGGCTCAACAGCCCATCCGTAATTCTTAACTTGATCTACCACAGAAAGCTTAAATGTCCGAGTGTCTTTTATATCTTTTACAGTGTATGGATTCGATGAAGTCATACGATCCCAATCAAACACCATAACAGAAACGTCAAGGGCAGCACACGTTGTAGGCTCACTTCCCATTGTTTCAAAATCAAAGATTAAATCTTTCATGCTATAAAGGCCTCAAGTGTATTGTGTCGCTCAACGTATTCAGAACGTTGCTTGTGATTATATTGTATTATATAATCTGTATCTACCATTGTCAACTCATTATTAAGGTATTTTTTTACTTCTTCAGCCATGTCTCTGGCTGTTTGTACGGGTACGTTTTGACAGATGTGGTTCGCTGATTTCTTAGGGTCGAGAAGTTCAAAGTCCTCAGGCAATCCCATAATTGCCATAGCCTCGCGATAGTTGATATAACGATCTTCATCAGGATGAGTAAGCATGGTAGGATAATGACCAACGAAAGCGCCGATATAATCTTTAGGTATGATTGTACCTCGCCGCATAATGTTTCCACCTGATGCGAGTTTAGCATGCCGCCTGGCGCACTTTTCGACTTCTCGTTCATATCCACCCGCCTCCATCCATTCGCCGACCGTAGCGTAATCGTAACCCATACGTTCTATATATGAAAATACGTCTTGAGTTCGAACCTTTTGAGGTTCTACCATAGCAGAAAACTCACGATGAGTAATACCGCCATGAATATGTTCAAGTATATACTTGTAGTAAAGATCGTCCTTGCTAGGTGTCTTTTTGTTGATTGGTTCAGTTTGGAAATTCGATCTAACATTTCTGATAACATCTTCTATCTTTTTATGCTCTCTATTGTAAAAGGTTAATAGTGGAACTTTGTCATCTCGCCAAAAGAAATAGAAGGATCTTTCGCGAATCTGAGGAGCTCCATGCAGTAAAGACTTAGTTCGATAAACCGACATCGTGTAACCATTCTCTTTACCGATTTGCTTGAGTTCATTGCGAACCGTTTCACCGATTTTACCGGCAAAGCCTGGGGCATTCTCACCCCAAAATACTTTAGGCTTAACGTTTTCGAGAACATGGCGAGCGGTGATACCCATCCATTGGTTATTAGGATTGTCATCACCAAAGCCGTGAGATAGCTGAGATAGACCAGCACATGGACATACAGATGATACCACATCTACACTCTCAGTTGGTCTCTCGTGTCGATCTAAGACATAGTAAGGTGTACCACTATAGTAATTACGGGCATGTGCGTCATTAGCCTCGAAAGCTTCGTATGACATCATGTAGGTAGGTTTCTCGCCGAAAGCAAGTTCAGAGCCAATTGTTTCACCACCAATAAGTGGAACAATGGATGCGTGTTTAATCATACAAAAAAATCCTCAAGGTCAGTTTCTGTTGTCATGCGTTCTGGAATGCTATCGAGTTTTTCGATGCGTTCATCTACATATTTTTCAACAGTAAAATAATTTAGTAAGTTGCGAGAGATCTCAAACCGGTCTTCCATGGCGATGGCGACACTATCGTCTATAGCTTTATATATGTCATCTGCATCATTAAAATCTGCGACAAAGTGTTTGACATTCGCTCGAGTGAGATACTCAGAAGTAGCATGAGCCCAAATACCTAAGTGTTCAAGTTCACGTTGGAATACCACTGGGCAGACACCATAGATGCCTGCTTCGAAAGCAGTGTAACCAAAGCCTTCATGGAAGCAGGGTAGTATAATAGATTGCGAAGATTTTATTTGATCAAATAGTTCCTCATCGGAAAGATTCTCAGCGTAAGCATTAGCACTCTTTTGTAGCTTTGCAAAATACTTACCATTCTTATCTCGCCGTGGATCTTGTATCCCATAGTGTACAATCGTATTCGACGTATTCGAGTAGCCGTAAACCTTATGATGGAACTTAGAGGTTTCATAACGGCCAATAATGGCACTTCTAGTATCCAGTTTACGAATATCTTCATCAGTAATCTTCTCGTCAGTCCAAACAAAATGCTCGATAAATCCATCAAAAGCATCTTCACCTGCTAATGGAATATCTTCATAGTTAGCTTTCTTTGCTCGCTCATGAATGTCAGTCATACGTTGAACTGAGTAATTCGAGTTCGTAGCAATATAGACCATGTTACGATCAGACTTACGCATACGACGAATGACATCACTTGTTCCATAACACCACATCAAATCGATTACATCATGAATCACAAACATAATACGCTTGTTCTTAACAAGTTGATTGATGTTGGTAATCATAGAAACACTGTGACAATGAGCAATTACATAGTCAGCAGACTGTATTAGATCTTGGACCTTTGTAAGATATCCTTTGATGTAATAGCGAGAAACACGAGATGGATTCTTCCCTTCAACCACTGCACGTTCTTTAGATCCAAGCTCGTCAACGACATGGTGTGTATAACCATAATCGTCTTCGAGATGACCGCAATAGATGTAGTGAGTATCATAACCAAGTTTAGCGAATGCACGAGCATCCAGCTTAGAACTTTTTTGAAGACCAGACCTAACGATAGAACCTTTAAAGGTTTCAGTAAGATTGTCAATTACAACGACTTTTTTCATAGGGTATCCATTATATACTATAATCTATTTATTGTCAACTGAAAGTCCAATCTACTTCGGCTTCTTCAAACAAAGCTTGAGTCTTTTCAAACGAATCAATCCATCGCTGTGGAACATCCGACGCTGACATTACTACTCTATTTATGCCGACTTGAATAATCCCCTTGGCACACTCACTGCATACTGGCAAACCCCACACATAGAGTGTGGAGTCTTTTAATGAGATTCCATTGAAGGTAGCATTATATATTGCATTCATTTCAGCATGGACAATCAATTCGTATTTCAGTTCTCGATTGTCATACTTTTCTTCAGCATCATCAATACCTTTTGGAAAGCCATTATAGCCAGTTGCAAGAATGCGTTTATCACTGTTAACGATTACTGCACCAATCTGCTTACTGGGATCTTTACTCCAAGTAGAGATTTCCTGGGCTATGCGTAGAAAACGTTTATCCCATTTCATTAACAAGCTTCTCGATAAACTTAAAGTGTCGTTCATAGACATGGAAGTTGGATGCTGTCCAGATCAAATCACCACACTCGATTCCAAGGGAAGCCGCTAAACTTTGTTGGACATACTTAGCCCAAGCGGCATCATTATTAAAACCAAACACAGCATCATTACTACGCATAATATAATGGGAGACAAGCTTGTCATCACGAATAAAGAAGCTGTTTGCGAAGGTACACATGAAATCATTCATACCGTCACGATTGAAGTCGAGATGCATACTTGGTCTGTTATAGATCATAGTAGCTCGACGACTGTTTGGGTTGTCACGCAACTCACGAAGAACATGCTTGTATTGATTACCATTTTCTTCTGAGAAGATACACCACCCATAATTTGAATTGATCTTGCCTTCGTCAGAAGCGATCGACTTCCAAATCTGTGGTGTTTCACCGGGAATATCTTCAACATAAAGAGATTGGGATTGATACCATTCCAATTCATGCTGAATGTATTCCTGATTTGCTTTACGGATTATCCAATCATCATCCACTAGGAATGTTGGTCCGATAACCTCGATAGTCTTAGCACCAGTACGATCAATAACAAAGTCTTCATCGAGATATTTGTCAATGATCAATTGGCGCATGTTTGCTACGTTAAGCATTATATAGACTCCATCAAAGCCTCGATGTCTTCCACTTCGGATACGACATCACTAATGTTTTGCTTATGGAAGATACGAGCCATCTTGCGAAGAATGTTCTTAGGGAGATCAACTTCTTCCGATAGTTCGTTGATTGCATCTTTAACAAAGTCACGCTCAGCTTCTGTACGAGTGTATGAATTACTAATTTCTTCCATAGCACCACGAATACGCTTACGATCTTCGTCACTTGAAGGGATTATCACATTAGTCATTATTTAGTTTCCTTATTAAAAATATTATTGTTAGGCTTTTGACCTACAATACCACTGCGGCAATATGCCACGAAGAAAGATGCGTAGTTAATGAGATCCTTAGCTGAATCTTCGAGAGATTCAAAGTTAGGATCATAGTCATCACCTTGCATTGCTTCCATAACTGATTTCATGCGTAGCATTTTAGCATGCATGATGTCATGTATGGTAGTTACACCATTAGGATAGTAGTCGGCTTGCTTTACAGTTGAGTTCGGATTTTGATAATCACGAGACTTTTTCAATTGCAAGTCAACACATTCCTGTAGAACTTTAACCGACTCCGGGGACTGGGGCTGTTGTTCTTTGCTCATTGTTATTCCTCATACTTAAAATCAAACGGTACTCATCAAGAGTGACCGTACCCATATCACGGTTATGTTCAGCTCGAATCATAGCACCGTTACTTAGTTCACTTCGACCACCTTTGCACCAAGGAGTATCATGTCCGAAGACTGCATCGTCCAGCTCGAGGTGTTGGCCATCGATAGCACATGCATAACCTTGGGCAGCTAATGCTTCTTCACGTTCCGTTTTCGTAAGAGAACGAACACTATCCAAAACAGTAATACCCATTTTATCACAGTTTGCGTGCTTTGTAAATAGGTCAAACACAATTTTTTGTGCTGTACTATCAGCAGAGTAAAATG